CAATCGCGCACTTTTTCTATGTTCACCCTTTTTCTGGTGTAGCCTAGAAACCAAGAAAACAAAGGGAGAAACCTACTTTGCCCAACCCAGCCAAGCCACTTGAGCAGAAGCGACTGCTCGGAAACCCAGGACACCAGACTTTGCCCAAGGAAGGCGAGCTTGCTGCCATCCCGCCAGCCAAGCGCTCACCCGTAAGGCCACTCGGTCTGCACGGCGGTCAGCTCTGGGATGATGTTTTTAAGTACGGTGTGCCTTGGATTGGTGCGGTAGATGTCCACTTGCTTCAGATGACCTGCGAGCAACTAGATCGCCGAGATGTCATTGAGAGTCGGTTGGTTGAGGAATACGACTGGCATTTGCTAAAACAGCTAAATGACATAGAAGCCCTAATTGCTGGCAACCTAGGCAAACTCGGTTTCTCACCCGAAGCCCGTACCAGACTCGGTTTGGCAGAAGTCAAGCGAGAAAGCAAGCTAGAAGAACTATTTGCTAGAAGGGCAAAGCGTGAGCTTGAAAAAGGTAAGTAGTTGGCCCCCTGCCTGGCTTACTCCTATAGCTGACGAGATGATTCAGTCAGGCGAGGGCGATGATGTCATTGACTTTGCTGAGGCGTTCGGCATCATTACAAAAGACTCAATTGCTGGCAGGGCAGGAAGTCCGATGGACCTGCGCGACTGGCAAGCCGAGCTACTCCGCCATTTGTTCGCCCACGATGACAAAGGCTTGAAGAACAGAGTCAGTCTTGTAGGCATGCCGAGAAAGAACGGCAAGTCGAGCCTCATGTCGGTTGTCGCTGCTTATGGTCTTGTTGGCTCCACCATCCGAGGCGCTGAAGTTTACTCATGTGCTGCCGACAAGGATCAGGCTCGGTTGGTGTTTGCCGATACCAAGAAACTCATTGAGGCAAGCGAGCTGTCTGAGATGTGCAAGCTCTACCGAGATGCGATTGAGGTTCCAGAGACAGGTTCGGTTTATCGTGTGCTGTCAGCCGAAGCTTACTCAAAAGAGGGGCTTAGTCCAACAATGGTCATCTTCGATGAGCTGCATGCCCAGCCAAACCGAGAGCTGTTCGATGTTATGGCACTTGCTCAGGGTGCGCGAGGCAATCTAGCAACACTCATTGCGATTACAACTGCTGGTGTCAAGTCTGACAGCTCAGGTCAAGATTCCATTGCCTACAACCTTTACCAGTACGGGCAGAAGGTAGCAAGAGGCGAAGTAGATGACCCAACCTTCTTTATGGCTTGGTGGGAAGCTCCACAAGAGTTTGACCACACCCACCCGAAGACTTGGGAACTAGCTAATCCTGGCTTTGATGACATCTGCGCCAAAAGCGACTTTGAGTCAGCCGTGCTTAGAACACCAGAGTCTGAGTTCAGACGCAAGCGCATAAACAACTGGGTTTCCAGCAAGGATGCGTGGTTGCCAGCAGGATCGTGGGACCAGTTGGCTGTTCCAAGCGATTACACCGAGGATGACGAGTTCATCATTGGCTTTGACGGTTCTTGGTCTAATGACTCAACTGCTGTGGTTGGAGTTCGGTTGCCAAGACACGAAAACGATAAGCCTCACCTCTTTATGATTCAGACTTGGGAGAAGCAACCCGAAGATGACGCAAGCTGGCGAGTGCCAACGCTTGAAGTAGAAGATGTCATCATTCAGTTCTGCACTAAGTACAGGAATGTCCGAGAAGTAGTGTTTGACCCGCCAAGGTGGACTAAGACGATGGTGATGCTTGAGGAGATGGGTTTTCCAGTTGTAGGCTTCCCAACTTTCTCGGCTGCCCGTATTGTTCCTGCCTGTCAAATCTTCTATGACGCTGTGACCGAGCAAACTATTACGCATGACGGCAATCCTGTTCTTACAAGGCACTTAGATAACGCTGTAGTAAAATCAGACAGGTATGGCAGAAGGATTACAAAAGAGTCGGCTGGAAGTCCCAGAAAGATAGACGCAGCGATTGCTGCCGTCATCGCCCTAGATAGGTGCATAAACAGCACTAAACTAGAAGATGAACTATCTCCGCAATTCTTCATTTAGGTTGGTAATGACAGCGACAATTCTCCAAGCACTAGGGATCTTGACGATTGCCGCAGGTGCGGGTTTACTTTTTCCACCAGCAGGTGTGATTATTTTAGGTGTCGGCTTACTTGCTTTTGGCATAGCCGTTGAGCGAGGTTAGTAATGCTAGGCAATTTCTTTGAGACCAGAAATGTAAGCTTCCAGTCAATCTGGGGTTCAGGCGAAGTTTGGCAGCTAGATACTTCTGCTGGTCAGATGATGAACACCCAGAAGTCGCTGGAGATTTCAGCTTTCTTCTCAGCAGTCAGTCTTATCTCTGACACAATTTCAACTTTGCCTATTGAGGCGCATGTTCACTCAGGACTCAACAGGATTCCACTTGACCCACAGCCAGCTTGGGTAAACCAGCCAGATGTAGACATGACTCGCCAAGGTCACTACCAGCAGGTTCTTATCTCTCTCTTGATGCACGGCAACTCTTACACACGCATCTTCCGTGACAACAGAGGCGAAGTTGTAAACCTAATGGCGCTTGACCCAGAAAGAATGAAGGTCACTCGGTCAGCAGTTGGTCGCAAGCTTTACGAATACGAAGATGACAAGAACCTGATGACTGCCGACCAGATTATTCACATCACAGATTTGGTATTGCCAGGCAAACTTGTCGGAACAAGCCGAGTAGAGAAGCTTCGTGAAGCACTTGGACTAAACCTTGCACTACAGCAGTACGCTGCAAGATTCTTCGGTGCTGGTGCATCAGCTCAGGGCGTTATCGAGTTTCCTGGCAACCTAACACCAGAACAAGCAAAGAACCTAGCTGATGGCTTTGACTCACGCCACAAGAACAACTCACGCAGAGCGCACCGCACTGGTGTTCTTTCAGGTGGAGCTAAGTTTGTTTCGACTCAAGTAGATCCAGAGAAGTCTCAGGCACTTGACTCACGGAAGTTCGGTGTAGAAGAAATCGCTCGTATCTTCAACATCCCGCTACACATGCTCGGTGTTCCTGACACAGCAAGCTACGCCTCGGTTGAGCAGAACGCAATTCAGTTCGTGACCCACACACTTCGCCCATACGCCGAGAAGATTGAGTGGGCTTACTCACGCCTACTGCCACCAAATGCTTACATCAAGTTCAACTTTGGTGCTTTGCTTCGTGGAGACTTAGAGTCAAGATTCAACGCTTACTCGATTGCATCTCAGGCTGGCTTCTTGTCCATAAACGACATCCATGCCCTAGAAGACATGCAGCCTGTTGAGAACGGGGAAATCTACCGTGTCCCACTAGCGAACATAAACCTTCCTGACGCAAAGCTTGTTGGCGAGCAGATGATGTACGACATCGTTTCCAAGCTTGTACAAGCTGGATACCAGCCTGATGACATCTTGTCTACATTCGGTTTGCCAGCCATCCCTCACTCTGGAGTGCCTAGCGTTCAGTTACAGCCTGTTGCTCAGATTGACCCGAACGCACCAACTACCGTTTACGAGGAATAAATGGCAGTAATCACTTACGGCTACGACTTGGTTGCAAATGTTAGAACTCTCGTAGTCCCAGCAAGCACATCAGTACAAAAAGTTTGCATACATAATCACGAACATAACCAAAACCACGAAATCTACATTGGTAACTCAGGAGTGACTTTGGCTAATGGTATGCACGCAGTTGCTACTGCTACTGGAGAAGTACAGCTTTTACCTGGCGATGATCTTTATGCAATTTCTAATCAAGCATGTAATCTAAGAATTTTGGTGGTCAGATGATAAATCCAGCAACATACAACATAACCGCGTATCAGGGTGCAACTTACGACCTGAACATGACTTGGGCAATCGGCGGAACAGCCGTGAACCTTACTGGCTATACCGCTGCTATGCAAGTAAAAGAAAACGCAAGCTCTACTGCTTCGGTTCTTAGCCTGACTAACGGTAGCGGAATTACACTCGGCGGTACTGCTGGCACTATTGCTATTGCAGTTTCAGCAAGCACAATGGGATCTGCAACACCTGGCAACTATGTCTACGACTTAGAACTGAACTCAGGTGGACAGGTGACTCGACTTATTCAGGGTGGCTTTGCTATCCAAGCTGAGGTCACTAAGTAATGTCTCAAGTAACCCTAGAGATTACCGAAAGCAGCACGACTCTTTCGGTAGACCAAACTAACGCTGCTGTCAATGTCACTGAGACATTCACAACGCTATCTCTAGGTAATGCTGGCCCACAGGGTATCCAAGGAGTTGTTGGCCCAGCCAACATACTTTCGGTTGGAACTGTAACCAAATCAAGTGATGACACTGCTGTTGTCACAATTACTGGGACCTCTCCAGCTCAAACCGTGAACTTTACATTGCCACGAGGCTTGCAGGGAATTCAAGGTATTCAGGGTGTTACTGGCGCTACTGGTGCAAAAGGAGACACGGGAGACACAGGACCTCAAGGCCCACAGGGTATTCAGGGAACGCAAGGAACAACTGGAGCCACAGGTGCTACTGGAGCAACTGGACCTACTGGACCCCAAGGTGAAAAGGGCGACAAGGGTGATAAGGGTGACACGGGTTCAACAGGAGCCACTGGAGCAACAGGTTCAACTGGTCCACAAGGTGCAACGGGACCCAAGGGCGATACGGGTGATATCGGTCCGACTGGCCCGACTGGACCGACAGGTCCCACAGGTGCGACAGGTCCTAAAGGCGATACTGGAGACCAAGGCCCGACTGGTGCGACTGGCTCAACTGGTGCAACTGGTCCGCAAGGCCCAACAGGAGCTACGGGACCAACAGGACCGACAGGTGTAATTGCTGCAACATCACCAGTTGCCTATAACTCTGAAACCCAAACAGTTTCTTTATCAGCCACAACCATCACAATAAATGGCACAGCAGTTGCTTTGGGTGGCACAATCACAGTAAACGCGAGGTTATCGTAATGCCGTACTACATCACAGATAAGTCAAACGAATGTTCAGGCTGGGCGGTTGTAAAAGAAGATGGCGAAGTTCTAGGTTGCCACGAGAACAAGCAGTCAGCTATTGACCAGGCTGTAGCTGTGAGCCTTGCTGAAGACACAGAGTTTGGTGGCGAGAGAGCTGCGGTTGGGCTTCTTGCTTCAGGTGACTGGGTGTCATGGGAGCCAAACGACTCTAAGATTCTTGCTCAGGTAGTTGTTGTTGAGGATCAGTACGCTGTTGTTCGTATCTTTGAGTATGAGTACGGAGTATTCAGTCCGACTGACAAACTAATGGTCATAAATGTTTTCAGCATTGAGAAGATTCAGCGACCAGAGCGAGTTGCTGTTGAAGAAGAAGAACTAGATTCGGTTGCAGACATGGGCGATGAGGCTATGCCTGACGAGGAGTTTATGACTCGTGCTTTGCCAGATGAGCTAGAGGTTGGGGATTTTGTTTCTTGGCGTGCTTCAGGTGGCAGAGCCAGAGGTCGCATCACTCGCATTGTCAGAGATGGTGAGCTAACCGCGCCAGAAAGCGACTTCACAATCAGCGGGACTCCCGATGATCCAGCCGCAATGATTCGCATTTACGAGCAATCCGCAGACGGCTGGAGAGACACTCCAGTGCTTGTTGTACACAGATTTACTACGCTTACAAAGATTGACGAGCTTCGGTCAGAGCAGAGAGACTTGCCTGAGAATTACAGACCAGCTTTAGCAGAAGATGTGCCAGAAGGCCGTGCCTGTGGAAACTGCTTCTTCTTCAATGAGGAAAGACAGAACGAAGACGGCACTAAAGCATGGTGCGAGAAGTGGGAAGACTTTGTAGACGGTGGCTATTACTGCAACGCTTGGCAACCAGACGAGGAAGCTCGCGCTATAAACCAGAAGGCCCCTGCTTACATGAGAGCTGCTGCTCGCCGTGGACTAGAGCTATACGAAGAAGGATTCGGTGGAGCTGGACTTACGCAAAAGACAATTCGTGAAGCACGCTTGATGGCACAAGGTCAGGTATCTGATGACAAGTGGGTACGGCTTGGCGCATGGATAGCCCGACACATGCCAGACCTTGACGCACCAAAGAACTCCAACAGAAATGACCCTGAGTATCCAGGACCAGGATTGGTAGCTCACTTGCTTTGGGGATCAGGACCAACTAAAAGAGCTGCTGAGCGTGCAATGAACTACGCTAACGGCGTTGTTGCTAGAATTGAAGCACAGGAAAGAACTATGACTGACACTACTGAAAAGCTAAACCGTTGGGCGGATGTAGCTCGCGCAATCCAGAAAAAGATTGACGGCGAGCCAAACAGCAAACAGCCAGAAATCCGAACTACTAACACACAGTTTGAGATTCGGTCAGAAGATGATGGCATGACCTTTACTGGTTACGCATCTGTGTTCAATAGCTCCTCAGAAGACCTAGGCGGTTTCCGTGAGTTTGTTGCTCCTGGAGCTTTTAAGCGCTCGCTACAGTCTCGCAACGAAATCAAGCTTCTCTGGAACCACGACACCAACGAGCCGCTTGCTTCGGTTCGCGGTGGAAGCCTAGAGCTTACCGAAGACCGATACGGACTAAAGGTAAAAGCCAGACTACCTAAGACAACCCGTGGGCGCGATGTTGCAGAGCTTCTGCGTTCAAAAGTAATTGACTCTATGAGCTTTGGTTTCAATGTCATCAAAGACACTTGGTCCGAGAATGGTTCGGTTAGAACCTTAGAGTCGGTTAGACTGCACGAAGTAAGTATCGTGACCTTCCCCGCTTATTCAGCTACTACTGCTACTGTTAGGTCTATGCAACCTACTATTGACGCAGACGAACTTGCCAACGCGCTTCTAAAGCTAGAGTCAGGTGAAGACTTAGACGAGAAGTCGGCTTCTTTGATTACAGATGTCGTTGGCAAACTAAGACAGCAGCCTGAAGCTAAGGTTGAAGCTGGCGATAACGGTCTTGCTCTGCTAGACCTAAAAAAGAAACAACTTGACCTGCTATTGAAAAGGATCTAAATGGCTACCAAACAAGAAATCAAAGACGCTATCCTAAAGGCGGCTGGAAACCCATCAGTAGGCGTTATTGCTGAGATGGCAGACGAGTTTGCCGATGCTGTAGTTGCCCTAGAAGAAAAGTCTTCGACACCTGCTAAAGAAGTCAGGGTTGTCGAACCTAAAGAAATCAGGTAAACTGATTTCCTGCCCTCACCGAGTATTCCCTTCCTCGGTGGGGGCCTTTTCTTTTACCGTGTTTTTTCCAACTAATAGACTTGTCATAGCAGTTGAGTGTTAGCACCGCTGTATCTGTTGAGTGTTAGCACCGCAGGAATCCCCTACCAACAACTATTCAAGGAGACTAAATGTCTGAATTTGTAAAGTCTCAGGTAGAAGTTCGCAACAACTTGATTGCTCAGGCACGCGAGGTCCTAGACCTAGCTACCGCCGAGAGCCGCGGACTATCTTCTGAGGAAAGCGAAAAGATTGCTCGCATTGAGGCTGACATTGACCAGCGCGATGCAGCGATTGACACCGCACGCAAGCTAACCGAGCGCGAGAACCGTGCTTACGAAGCTGCTGCAACACTAAACACAACCGTTGAGGAAAGCCGTAAGTCAGAGTCTGACATTCTGCGCTCAATCGCTATGGGAGAAATCCGTGGCGGACACGAGTTCAAGTCTGAGAAGCGTACCCTAACTTCTTCTGACAACACTGTTCCAAAGAGCTTCTACGACCAGGTATTCCAGATCGCAAGACTGGCTGGTCCAATGCTTGACCTTGGACAGGTTATCAACACAACTACTGGTGAGTCACTAACCATCCCAACCCTAACTGCTCGCTCAACCGCGACCATCAAGGGACAGGGTGTACAAATCTCTGACTCTGACCCAACATTCAGCTCAATCGTTTTGGGTGCTTTCAAGTACAGCTTCCTAGTACCTGTGGCTAACGAACTACTAAACGATGCAGGTTTCGACCTATCAGCGCTTATCGCTGAGCAGGCTGGAAACTCAATTGGTTTCGCAGTAAACACTGGTCTAACCACTGGAACTGGAACTGTTGAGCCTACTGGTGTTATGACCGCTGCTTCTTCTGCTGTAACTGGCGGAACTGGAGTATCTGGTGCGCCAACATACGAGAACATCGTGGACTTGGTTTACGCACTAGATGGACAGGCACGCTTGCTTCCTGGTGTTGGATTCATCACCGCAAAGTCTGGTCTTGCTGCACTTCGCAAGATCAAGGATGGCGATGGTCGCTACATCTGGACTGAAGGCGGAAACGCTGCTCAGAACCAGCCAGCAACCCTACTTGGCTACCCAGTATATGAAAATCCTGCTGTAAGTGCATTAGGCACAGCGGCATTCAGCCTAGGCTACGGACACATGCCGTCATACAAAATTAGAACCGCAGGCGGTATCCAAGTGGCACAGTCATCCGACTTCGCGTTCGACAAGGATGTAACTACATTCCGTGTCACCATGCGCGTAGACGGAAACCTAACCCACGCTTCACATGTCGTGAAGTTCAAGGGTGGCGCAAGCTAAACCCTAGCTAAAAAGCTGAAAGACCCCAAGCGTGTAGGTTCGCTTGGGGTCTTTCTTTTGCTATGCTGGGAACAAAGAAAGGCAACCTACATGTCGAAAATAAAAGGGACTGTTTCCGTATTCTCAAATTCACCTGGACAACCTACAGGCTACGGCATTGCTACTGAAGCACTTATACAAAGACTAAAAAGAGACGGAGCAGATGTGGCTGCCATCTCTAACTACGGAAACGAAGGGATCAAGACTCAGTTTGCTACTGAGTATGGTGATGTTCCTGTTTATCCCCGTGGCTCGGATGTTTACTCAAATGATGGCGCTATCTTGGGTCACAAGCACTGGCGAGCGCTAAACAAAAAGCAACCTGATCTGCTAATCACGCTTTACGATGTGTGGGTGTTTCAGGGCAAGGCTTGGGATGGATTGAATGTAGCGTCTTGGACACCGATTGACCACAGCCCAGTTCCACCAGGCGTAGCCAAGTGGAGTGCAAAAGAAAATGTCACGCCTCTTGCAATGTCAAAATTCGGTCAGAAAGAGCTGCAAGCTAAGGGCATAGATTCCATTTACATTCCGCACTCTATAGATACCAAGGTTTTCAATCGCAGAGAAAAGATTGCAGGTCAGTCAATCGAAGATTACATGGGCTTTGGCAAGGACCGCTTTGTAGTCGGTATGAACGCGGCTAATAAGTCTGGCGGTATTATCCACCGCAAAGCCTTTGGTGAAAACCTTATGGCGTTTTCTATCTTTGTCAAAAAGCACCCAGACGCAATTCTTTACATTCACACAGACCCAGTTAGCGGTCACGGCTGGAACCTGATGGCCCTTGGTGAGATTCTAGGTATTCCAAAGGACAACATGGCTTTTGTAGATCCTGTCAGCTACCGATTTGGTATCAGCCAAGAAGACCTAGCTGGAATCTATAGTGCTTGGGATGTAATGCTTGCCACAAGCTATGGAGAGGGATTTGGTATTCCAACAGTTGAGGCTCAAGCCTGTGGCGTGCCAGTAATCGTGTCTGATTTTGCTGCTTCGGCTGAGTTAGTTGGCGAAGGATGGACTATTGGCGGTCAGCCTTTGTACGACAACTCTCAAGGCTCATTTTTCACAATACCTTCGGTTCCACTAATTGTGCAGGCATTAGAAGAAGCCTACGAAAGAGGAAAAGGAAAATCCGACAAGGCTATTGAGTTTGCTAAACAATACGACCACGATGTCGTGTGGGATAAGTATTGGACACCAGCACTAAAGAAGCTACTCAAGTGATTCCAGTCTTAGGCTTCTGTACCCTAAGCCGTTTTGACTTAGCGGAACGCCTGATGCTTTCTATTGACTATCCAGTTGAGCATTTGGTCGTTATTGACAACTCAGGCACGCAAAACTGGATGCCACCGCGAGTAGCCATGGCTAAGAATCAGTGGAACATCCAAGTACCACACGGACTCGGTTTAGTTGGCGCTTGGAACCTAATTGTCAAGACCACGCCACTTGCTCCTTACTGGGTACTTGTAAATGATGACGCTTGGTTTGAGCCAGGCGCACTAGCCAAGATTGCGGAACAAGCTGACCCAAACACGCTTTCTTTTCCAGACATCGTGCCAGATTGGTCATGTATCGTGCTTGGAGAGCGCGTGGTAGAGAAGGTAGGGCTTTATGACGAGCGTTTTTACCCGCTTTACTTTGATGACAACGATTATGAGCGCCGCATTGACAAAAAAGGCATTGAAATCAAGCGAATTGAAGCCAAAGTACATCATCAGAACAGCTCAACTATCAAAAGTGGCTTTGAAAGCCAAAATTCGGTCAGTTTTAGGGCAAATCAGGCACTTTTAGACCAAAAAGTCGCTGAAAATGACTATTCAGAGGGTAATTGGAGCCTAAAAGTAAGAAGAAGCAACTCGTGGGAGTAGTGTACTCGGGCGGCACCTTTGATCTGATGCATGCGGGGCACGCTAACTTTCTAAGAAGATGCGCTGAGCTTGGCGATAGGGTTGTGATTGCCCTAAACACCGATGAGTTCATTGAGGAATACAAGGGCAAGCCACCAGTTATCAGTTATGCAGACCGTAGAGATGTTTTATTGGCTTGTCGTTATGTAGATGAAGTTATCCCAAACATTGGTGGTCCAGACAGCCGTATAACTATTGAGACAGTCATGCCCGACCTAATTGTGATTGGCTCAGACTGGGCTAGGCGTGATTACTATACACAGATGGCTTTTGACCAGGACTGGCTAGACGAAAGAGGCATAGGGCTTTGTTACATTCCATACACACAAGGAATCAGCTCTACAGCCATCAAGGAGCGTATGCTGTTTAGGCGATAGACTAGACCTAGATTTAGCAAAGGAACCCAATGGCAATTACAAATGGTTACGCCACACTTTCAGAAACCAAGGCCGCGCTAAGAATTACAGATTCCGTAGACGATAGCCTGCTAGAAATGGCTATTGAGTCAGCTTCTCGATTGATTGACGGCTATACCTACAGATACTTCTACAACGCAGGAACCGCAACCAGGGACTTTGTTGCCTCAGATTCTTACCTGACAATCATTGACGATTTGATTAGCCTTTCTGAGCTAAAGACAACTGACGAAATCGGTAGTGAGTATGTAACTTGGGGGTCGGCAGATTACCAGCTACGCCCAGTAAACGGAAAGCAAGATGGACTAAATGTTCCATACACAAGCATCCTTTCTACTGATGACTTGTTGTTCAACATACTTGGTGAGCAAGCTCTCGTTCGTGTGACTGGCGTGTGGGGTTGGTCAGCAGTTCCAATCGCAGTCAAGCAAGCCACAATCATTCAGTCCTCAAGAATCTACAAGCGCCTGGACTCACCTCTTGGTGTGGCTGGCTTTGGTGATCTCGGTGCTATCCGTGTTGGTCGTGCGCTTGACCCAGATGTAGAGCAGTTAGTAATGCCTTACCGCATTATGAGGACCTTCAGCTAATGGCATCTATCTCAGACATCCGAGCTGGGATTGCAACCAACCTTGCAACCATTACTGGTCTTCGGACATCCGCAGAGATTCCAGACAACCCCAACCCGCCAATAGCTATCGTGTCTTTGGATTCGGTCAATTATGACAGGGCTTATGCCAAGGGGCTAGTAGAGTACAACTTTACGGTCACGGTGATTGTGGGTCGTTCAGCCGAGCGTATTGCTCAAAGAGCGCTAGACACTTACATTTCAACAGGGGCAAACTCTATCAAAAATGCGATAGAGTTAGACAAGAGCCTTGGCGGTAAAGCCTACGATTGCCGAGTAGCTTCATTGAACTCGATTGGTTCAATTCAACTAAATGACAACACATACCTGGCTGCTGACTTCACGGTCACAGTCTTAGCAAACTAGGAGAAATACACATGCCAAAGTTTTACGCTGCGGATTACAAAATTACCGTAGGAACCGCAAACCTCAGCACTTCAGTAAACTCAGTAACCCTTGACATCACAGCAGACGAAGTAGAGACAACCGCTTTCGGTTCTTCTTACCGCACTCGCATTGGTGGCCTAAAGGATGCTTCAGTATCCCTTGACTTCATGCAGGACTTTGGTGCAGGAGCCGTAGACGCACTACTGTTCCCACTATTGGGATCTACAGTTGCAGTCAAGATTGCACCTACCTCTGGAACCGTTACTGCCACAAATCCGCAGTACGAGTTCAACGCGCTTGTAACCCAGTACTCGCCTTACGCTGGCGCAGTGGGCGATCTGGCTACACTTTCAGTTTCATGGCCTGTAGACGGCGCAGTAACTAGAGCCACAGCCGCAGCCTAATCCGCTAGGATAAAAGAATGAGACTAAACCTACAAGTTGCTTACTCTGCTAAACCAGATGAGCTAAAAGAAGTCATTTGCAATCCGTCTGACATGGTAAAGCTTGAAACTAAGTTTGACATGTCAATAGCCAGTCTTGAAAACAACATCAAGATTACTCACTTGCTTTTCCTAGCTTGGGCAAGCGAGTCCCGCACTAAAGCAACTACTTTGTCGTTTGAGGAGTGGGTGGACACCGTTGAAAGTGTCAGCCCGTCTGAACAAAAAAAATAGTTGGGCTTGGTGACAGTTCAGCTCATTGGTATCTTGCCACATTAGCTGTCGAGACAGGCATTAGTCCCAGAGAGCTTATGAAGCTCGATGATCGGATGCTCTGGACCATTGGTCGCTATCTAGTATGGCGAGCTACGCACCAAGCACCTAAGCGCTGAGAAGAAGCACCCTTCGGGGTGCTTCTTTTTTGTTCGGTAGACTTGAGTGAGATAGGCGGACTAAATGGCATTGAAACTTTACAGCGGCACTAATAGTGCTATAAAAGTCTATGCTTCAGACTGGCGACTTTTTGTCAAAGAACTCAAAAGCATTGATCCACAGCAAATCAAAGAATTGCAGAAACGCTGGAAACAGATTTCAGAACCAGCCGTAAAGAGCGTCAAAGACGAATTGGGAGATCTTGGAGAAGCAGGCCCTATGAGGGGTATGCGTCATGGTGGTCGTACTGGTTGGGGAACTAATTATGGAAAAGTCGGAAGTGCTGTAAGCGGGGCAAAACGAAAAAGATACGACAATGTTTCTTCCTCACAATTACAAAAAAATAAAAAGGGTGCAACAGGAATTGCAAGAGTTAGGGTTTATTCTGCTGGTGTAGTTCTTGCGGATGTGGCTAGAAGGCATGGCTCAAGAGCGACTACAAGGATGTATAAAATTAGAGAGTTTGGTGGCCCTGAAATTATGAGAAGCCACGCAATTCGACCTATGGCTGTACAAGAGTTTTTGCATAACCTAGGCAGTGTTGTCAAACCTAGCAAGCATAAAAAGTCAAGAAATGTTTACCCTGGTTTTGATAAGTCCTTGCCAGAAGTAAGCGCCCAAGCTAAAAAAGCTATTGACGAAACTATTAGATTTGTTGAACAGAACATTGACAGGAATAACCGCCCATGAGCAATATGTTTTTGAATATCGTCAGCACCTTCAAGGGTACTGGCGTATCAGCCGCCACTAAAGAGCTAGGACAGTTCGGTAGGGCAACTGCAGGGCTTGGCGGGACTTTAGGTAAAGTCGGTGCTGCTATCGCCTCATTTGGCTTAGCTGCTAAGGGTGTTCAATTTACAAAACAGTCCATTGACTCTGCTCGTGACCTAGAACGAAACCTTTTTTCAGTCAAGACAGTCTTTGATGACTTTGCCCCAGCGATTGAAAAGTTTACTCTCAATTCTGCAAACATGGGTCTTAGCCAAAAAGACGCAGCCAAGGCTTCGGTCTTTCTAGGATCTGTTCTAAAGCAGTCTGGCTTTGCTATGGATGATGTCACCATGCAAACACAAAAGCTTGTAAACCTTGGTGCTGACCTTTCTGCCACATATGGCTACGATGTCCAAGAAGCCTTGCTTGGTATGACCGCCCTATTCCGCGGTGAGTATGACCCAATCGAGAAGTTCGGTGTTGCTATGAAGCAATCCGAAATCAATTCGGAACTTGCTGCTAGAGGTCAAGACAAACTTCAAGGTGCTGCCAGGCGTAATGCCGAACAGATAATTCGGTTGGAGCTTCTTTACCAGCGTGCTGCTGATGCTATAGGTGCTTTCAAGGCTCAATCTGGCAACTTGTATGTAGAGCAAAAGAAGCTCACGGCACAATTTGAAAACATGAAAGCCACAGTTGGCGCACAGCTTCTACCTGCCATTGGTGATTTGGTTCAAGCTCTAAAGCCACTTGTAGAGGAGCTAACTCCAAGACTTGTGCAAGTTGTTTCTGATGCTAAACCAGCTCTTGAAACTTTGACTCAGCTACTAAAAGACATCGGAGATCAAAGCACAACTACGGGTGCAACAGTAGGCTTCCTTGCCGATAGTTTTGGAGCTGCCTTTAGCTTGCTGTCTAATAACTTTGGAGTTTTACTACAGCTAAGTGCGTTATTAGCTACTGTGACATTGGCTCTAAAGGGATTTGCAATAGCTTCTGCTTTTGTGGCAGCAAACCCAATCGCCACTATCGTTCTTGTTACTGGAGCAGCTTTTCTTTTGGCAGCAGATTCGGCTAGAAGACTTACCGATAACACAAACCTAGCTGGAGCATCGCTCAAAGCTTTCAATGGGATAGGCGATAAAACAGCCAAAACTGGCGTTTTCATGGGCGGTAAGTTTGGCAAATTAGCTCTCAATTTTACCGAGGCTTCTGAGGAAGCAAAAAGACTCAGCAGAGAAGTAGCTAATGCTGATAAAGCCAAATTAGACAATCTAAAGCAGCAAATTTACGGAATCCAGATTTCGGCTGGAGAAGCTGCAAATGAACTTCGCAGAATGGCTGAGCAGGCTGGCGTAAAAATTGGTAAAGATGGCAAGGCTGTTACTGAGACTGCTACTACCGAAGCAACTACTGGTGGGGCATCTAAATCTCTAACAGGACTTCCCGCCCTAATCGCAGAAGCAAAAAAAGATGCCAGAGTTGCAAAAAAAGAAACCAGGCTTATTGCTGGCGGTTTATCACAAGCAGTAGCAGAGTGGGTTACAAGCAGCTCAACACCAATCAAAACAGCAAACCAAGCACTAAAGGGCCTAGAAAAGAACCAAACTAAGACTGTCAAACGGCTTACTAATCTTTACAACGGATCGGCTGCTGGTCAGCAAGCTGCGGCTCAGGCGGCAGCAGAAGCTTCTCAGGCAGCAGCTCAGGCGGCTGCGGAATTTGCACGCGTTCAGGCAGAAGCAGCGGCAGCAGAAGCGGCAGCACTAGCTGAGCGCGAGCGTGTCTACAACTCCTTCTTAGATTCGGTCAAAAACACTTTTGCTGGAATCAAGAACGCAATACTTGGAGCCTTTGACATTACAGGATTGGGTAGCTCTACAAATTCCATCCTTCGGAACATGGAAAAAATGTTAGTCAAGCTTCGCTCTTTCTCAGCCAGCGTCAAGCAACTAGCAACTATGGGTCTTGACCCAGCGCTTCTACAGCAGATTATTAGTATGGGTCCGATGGCTGGGGCAACATTAGCCTCAAGGCTTGTCCAGGGCGGAGCAGGCGCTCTATCAGCTATCAATGCAGGCTTTGGAGAGTTTGGTTCTCTTGCTGGCGAAATAGCTACAACAGGCACAGAATCCTTGTTCAACAGAGAATCTCAAAAAACCCAATTTACAATCAATGTAAGCGGTGGAGTCGGCTCTGGAGCAACAATCGGTAAAGCCATCGTAGATGCTATCAAGGACTACGAGCGCACCTCTGGTGCTGTCTGGCAGGGCGCGTAATGCCAGCTCCCGCAGTAAAGGTAGAGCTTGGTGTAAATCAAGGTCAGAGCGACCCACTTGGCTTCAAACTAGATGATGTTATTAGAGGTGTACTTGATAACACGGGATACACACTAAGTGGCGAGCGTTATGTAGACATTACAAGTCGGCTAGTAACAGCTCAGGTTCGCCGCGGTAAGTCTCAAGCCCTAGATCGCATTGACGCTGGTGTACTTTCCATCACACTAGATAACTCAGACAGAGAGTTTGACCCGCTATACGAGAATGGTCCATACTACGGTCAGCTTGTCCCAAGGCGTTCAATTCGAGTAAGCAGTAACGAACTTCCCGTGTTCATTGGGTTTATTGACGATTTTGACATTCAGTACGAACCAGGAGTGCAGTCTGTTGTACGCATAGATGTATCGGATGCCCTTTCGGTTCTTACCAACGCAGGTCTAGAAGAATTTACCCCTGATTCCGAGCTATCGGGCGCACGCATAAATACTGTCCTTGACCTACCAGAAGTAGACTGGCCTGCTGATTTGCGAGACATAGATGCAGGAAACTCACTGATGCTAGATACCGATGTCGCAGAAGGAACAGCAGCTCTCACCTACCTACAGCTAGTAGCTAACTCAGAGTTCGGTACTTTATTCTTGTCCAAAGACGGCAAGATTACTTTTAGGGAAAGAAACGCTGTCCCAAACATCCCTGACCTAGTGTTCTCAGACGAAGTGGTCGCAGGCGCTTACACAGGTATTCAGTTTGCGGATGTAAACATAGTCTATGGATCAGAAAATCTTTACAACAGAATTATCCTAGGCAACGCAGACATTTTTCCTGAAGAAGCCTTTGCTGAAGACGCTGATTCACAAGCTCTTTATGGCCCAAGAACGCTAAGTCAAACAGGACTTTTGATTCAGGAACCTGAGCAGCTTCAGTTCCTAGCTGACTTCTTCCTAGCTCGCTACAAGGAGCCACAGTACCGTTTTGAGACTGTCACAGTGGTCTTAGACACCCTAAGCACAGTAAACCAAAACAAAGTGCTGGATTTAGAAATTGGTGAAATCGTGCAAGTTAGGTTTGAGCCTTCGGACATTCCGCCAGCCATTGAGCAATACTGCCGAATCATCGGAATAAACCACGACTGGACCCCAGGTAGCAAGAACATCAGCTTTAGCCTAGAGCGCCTTGACTTTGCCCTCTTTATCCTAGATGATGCTGTTTTGGGTCAGCTAGACAATGACCGTCTTTCTTACGGGTAGTAAACTAATCTAAGAACAAAGGAACCCAATGCCAAGAAAAACCTTTACCGCTGGTGAAGTCCTAGCAGCCACTGATGTAAACCTATATCTCAGCAACGAGACCACACTTACCGTGTCTACCGCTACTACTTACACAGTTGCAGCCTCTGACCGCTACAAGATTTTAGAGTTCGACTCTGGATCAGCAGTCACAGTGACCATTGGAACTGCAACAGCTTTCCAGGCTGGCGAGCGAGTGGACATTCTTATGGATGGTGCTGGAACTGTCACAATCACCAGAGATGGCACAGCCGTTAGCCTTGCAGGTCGAGGAACCGCTGGAACCGCTTACAAAATTGCCCAACGGTATGACGCAGTTTCTGTTATCTGTGTTGGCACAAACGCCTACAGAATCATAGGTAATGCGAGCGCAGTCTAATGGCGCTTTCAGCATTAGGTATTTATTCAGCAGCGGGTGTAATCGCTGAGTTTGCTCTTGACGCTCTTGTAATCGCTGGCGGTGGTGGCGGTCAAAATTCAACTGGTGATTACTCCTACAATGGTGGTGGCGGTGGTGGTGCTGGTGGTTATCGAGCCTTTACTGGGATAACAATAACACCAGCAACAAATTATTCCGTAACTGTTGGCGCAGGTGGAGCAGCTGGAAGTTCTAGCGGTGGTAATTCAATTTTTATCGCAAACACTAGCGCTGGTGGCGGTCTAGGTGGATTAACTCTTGCGACTGGTGCCTCGGGTGGTTCAGGCGGTGGTGGAGCACGGAACGGTTCTCCTGGGTCTGGAAACACTCCAAGTACATCACCAAGTCAAGGTAATAATGGTGGGTCTACTGCGAACGGTTTTTACGGCGGTGCTGGTGGTGGTGGTGGAGCTTCTGCCGTTGGTGGCAACTCTACTGGTGACACTTTTACTGGTGGTTCTGGTGGCGCTGGCACATCTTCATCTATTACTGGCACAGCTATAACTCGTGCGGGTGGCGGTGGTGGCGGTTCTTTCAATAGGAGCAGTGGCGGTGCTGGTGGCGGTGGTAATGGTGCAGGTGGTACCTCATCAGTTGATTATATCGCTGCGACTGCTGGCACAGTAAACACTGGTGGTGGTGGTGGTGGTGGTTATACAAATCCATCGTATGGGGCAGCAGCAGCAGCAAACGGCGGTTCTGGTGTGGTAATTCTTAGATACCCAGCAGCAAACACAATCACAATCGGCGCAGGTCTAACTGGCACAACCGCAACAGACGGTGCCTTCAAGGTGACAACACTTACCCTCGGAACAGGAAATGTGAGTTTCGCATAATGGCACACTACGCTTTTTTAGATGAGAACAACATTGTGACTGAAGTCATAACTGGAATTGACGAAACCGAACTAATTGAAGGTCTTGATACTGAAACTTGGTATGGTAACTTTCGAGGACAGGTTTGTAAAAGAACAAGCTATAACGGAAACTACCGCAAAAACTACGCAGGTCTGGGCTTTACATTTGACGCTGCGCTTGACGCTTTTATTCCACCTAAGCCATTCCCTAGCTGGCAACTTATCGAAAAAACCTGCCAATGGGAAGCACCAACTCCACGCCCAACAGACGGCTTTACCTACATTTGGAACGAAGCCGAACTAGCTTGGGAGCTGGCAGACTTCTCGGAGTCTGAAGAATAATGGCTGAGGAAACAACTGGGGTACGCATTACCCAGCAAGCAATTTACGCCAAGCAACTTGAGCATGGGGAAACCCTTGTCAAGATTCTTGAGAAGCTGGACCACTTAGACGAGGTTCCTGCTCGCTTGAGAGAGGTAGAGCTGACACTTGCTCGCCTGGCTTGGATTGAAAAGATTGCTTACACAGGTTTAGCTGCTTCTGTTGTATCTCTTATCGGCCTAATTATTGGAGTTGTAAACAGATGAAATCTAAACCTCAGATGCCCCTAGATGGCAAGTTTGGCAAGGACTGGAAAGTCACTAGCCCGTTCGGTTGGAGAATCCATCCTATTGAGAAGTACAAGAAGCACCACAACGGTGTAGATCTATGGGGGCCAAAGACAAAGATTTGGAACGAAGCCTGGCACGATGGCAAGGTCATCGCTGCTGGCACATCAAAGCTAAAGAACCCAGACGGCTCACTCGGTGGCGTTGGCTACTATGTAGACCTAAGAGTTATCATTGACGGTGAGGCTTATGTCACACGCTACGCTCACATGGTTGAAGGTTCCCTAACTGTAGTGAAGGGCGAAAAGGTCAAGGCTGGAACTCGGTTGGGCATCATGGGCAACACAGGTGCTTCGGCTGGCAGACACCTACACTTTGAGATTTGCAAGGGTCGCGTTCACCGCTGGACATCAGACGGCAAGGGCTTTGTAGATCCGCTCAAGTTTGTCAAGGCAACTATCGCCAAGTGGGAGCTAAACGCTGAAGTAAACCTAGCCACCCCAGACACAGGTGAAGTCCTACCTGCCCCAGTTCACGAACCAGAGCCAAAAGCTCCTAAGCCCCAAAAGGTGAAACTCAAACTTGCTAAATAGATTAGCTAAGAACAAAAGCCTACGACTTATGTTTGTGGGCTTTTTTCTTTTTTTCATGGCTTGGCAACCTAGCCCTGCCTACTCAGCTCAATCGAGCGCCTCAATAACCTGCCAAGACACGAATGGCAATTTACAAACATTTCAGGTTGGATGGAACAATGAAAACGACTACTTTTTGGACAAGGGAAACATTGCTCAGCATTTTTGCGAAGGTGGGTATGCTGGCGGCTTCGCCACTTTTGTTAGTGTTGCTGGTTGGGATGGCGGGGAGCTGGATAGCTCTTTGCTTTACCATCCTGGTTACAATCACGCTCCCGCTCCTACTCCTACTCCTATGCCTGAACCTAGTCCTGTGGATCAAACAACGGATACAACAGTAAGGACAGAAGATGTCGAACGCACAGAAGATGTTGCTCGCACTGAGGAAGTTGTCAGAGAGCCTGAGCCAGTGGCTACGGTGGCTCCCGTAGAGCCTGCCCCTGAGCCACAGCCCGAACCTACACCTGAACCGACCCCAGAACCTACGCCAGAACCAGAACCTACTCCAGAACGCCCTGAGAAGCCCGTAGAGACTCCGAAGCCCGTAGAAAGCCCGACACCCACCCCTGAACCTTCTGACCCTTCTACGCCGATTACAGAGCCAGAAATTCCATCCGAACCTGCTCCAGAATTGGTAGAAGAAACAATCAGCATCGAACTAGCGTTAGAAGCGGTTGGTAAACTTGTAGACAACCTACGCTCAATCGGGTCGGACCTAACTCCAGAAGTACGAGAGCAGGCACAGCAAGTAATTGTTGCGTCTGTAATCGTCACCCAGGTCGCATTAGCAGGTAGGAAACCTTGAAGTTCATCAAAGACCAACTAGATCAAGCTTGGACAATTCTTGGCTTGGGTATCGCCTGGGTCGTACTTGAAGGCACGGCTAAAGACTTTGTTGGTTGGGCCATCCTCATCACCATTGCTATTTGGGCAGCAACTTACCCTCTAAGGAAAGACTAATTATGTGGTTAGACATCGCACGCAGAACACTAGCTGTAATCATTCTTAAGGTCACAGGAATCTTTGTCGGTGGTTCGGTTATCGGACTTGAAGTTATGCAGGCTGTAGCCATGGCTGCTTTTGCTGGGATCATAGATGTCGCTCAGGAGCTTTCACGAGCTTACCTGTCAGACGGCGAACTTGACCCAGAAGAAATAAACAAGACCTTCGGCAAGATTGGCAGCAAAGAAGTAAAGAAGGACTAACTTCTTCTTCTCTCGCTATCTGTAGTTCCGCCCCAGATTCCGTGCATACCCGCTGACACGGCATAGTCAAGACATCTAATCTTTACTGGGCATACCGAGCAAATAGCCTTAGCCTCATTAGCGACCAGTTTTCGGTCATGGGGGCTACCCACAAGATCATCTGGAAAAAACAGATTTGGGTCTACGGCACACCCCACTCCGCCTGGCACATCCCTAATAGCTTCTTGAAGCTCGATGTATTTGCGTTCTAATTGTCGGTGGCTAAGCATAGGTTTACATTACAGAAAAAACCCGCTAATGTGAAATCCCACACCGAGTAGATGTGGGATTCACGCCAAATGAAAGAGAGGGAAACACTTGGCCTTATCAAAGCTACCAAGCGTAATAAACGAGATACAGGATGCCGTACTCCTAGGAGACTTCGAGAACGGCTCTCCAGAGTGGCATGAGCTACGAAACGAACCTGGTGCTATCGGCGGTTCGGACATTGCCGCCATCGCAGGTTTGTCACAATGGGAAAGCGCCTACACAAAATGGGCAAAAAAGACAAAACAAATTCCAGACAGCATTGAGCCATCTATGTCAATGCGACTCGGAACAAAACTAGAAACACCAATCGCAGAAATCTTTGCCGAAGAACATCCTGAGCTGGAACTTTACACAACAGGAACTTGGGCAAACAAAGAAGAACCTTGGATGCGTGCAAACCCTGACGCAATTTACGCAGACTCAACTGGTGAGTTTGGAATCCTAGAAGTCAAATTCTCACGCGACTACTGGACAGCCGTGCCTCAGTCTTACCGCGCTCAAGTTCTTTGGTACATGCGAGTATTCGGTTTGAAGCAAGCAAAACTTGTTGCGCTCGCAGGATCTAGTTATCAAGAGTTTGACATTGAGTGGGACCAGTTTGAAGCTGACGCTTTGTTTGCTGCTGCCATTCGGTTCCGCAACCATGTTGTTCAGGAGAGAGCGCCTGAGTGGGATGGCTCAACTTCAACACTTGAGACAGTCAAAAAACTAAACCCAAACATCGCAGAAGGCGAAGTAGACCTAGACGATTTAGGTATGCACTACTTCAACAAACTTGATGAGTTCGAGCGTGTTGAAAAGGAATTGACCGAGCTAAAGAGTAGAGTCCTATCTGCTATGAACGGCAACAAGAGGGGCTTGATTTACGGAGAACACCGAATTAGCCTCAGAGCTAGGGGTGCGGGATTGCCGTACCTACACCACGAGAAAGGGAAATAAATGGCACACTTCAATCTCAATGAATACCAGACAGTACAAGAACGCATAGATTTATTTTGGAAAAAGTTTCCTGCGGGTCGGTTCAAGCTGGACATCGTAAGCCAGTCAGACACACAAGTCATCATCAGGGCTTCGGTTTGGACTGACAAGGCTGACAAGCACCCAACCACTGTGGACTTCGCTGAGGAGCGAATAGGCACTTCGCCTGTAAACAAGATAAGCCATGTCGAGAACTGTGCTACATCAGCTCTCGGTAGAGCGATTAGTGCTTTAGGTGGAGAGTTCAGCCCAAAAGGTAAACGACCATCCCGTGAGGAGATGGCAAAGGTAGAGCGCTCTAAGCAACCAGTTGCACAGCTAAAGGATTGGCTCGTAATGGCTCAGTCAATGGGCGATGACCTTGACGGTCTTAGACTGTTATACAGCGAAGCCAAAACTGCCAACGCTCCAAAAGAAACCCTAGATAGGATTGCCGAAATTGCCAATGGATCATCTGGATATGAACATCCTGATAGCAAGCCTGCGGGAAGTGCAGGAGTGTCTGAATGAGCAATGGGCTAGGGGCAACTACCCCGATGTGGACAAAATGTGGCAATTACAAAGAGAAAAGTCAGAGAGGCTGAGAAATGGAGATTATTTCACCGACACACATCATCCAGGAGCTTCAGAGACTAACAGCGGAGATGGACAAGGGCAGTAACGCCCTCTATGACGCTGAGTGCAAAATGGCAGATGCTGAGGCTGCTTACGACAAAGCTGTCTCTCTTGCGTTCATAAACAACCAAGGAACCGTGGCTGACAGGCAGGCTGTGGCTAAGTTGCAGTCAGTAGATCAAAAGCTACAAGCTGACCTAGCCAGAGCTGAGTTCAATAGAGTCAAAACCAAGATGAAAACCCTGTCAGACCAGGCAACAATGATGGCTGTAATGTCCAAAAATGTTGAGCTTCAGTGGCGGACACCCTAGCTGGTAGCCTTGAAAGGTGATTGCTGAAAGCTGCTCATGTGGGGCAAAGTTCAAAACTGACGATGCCAAGGCGATAGCCCTAGTCAGAGAATGGCGTAGGAAACACAACTGTCAGGAAGCTGCATCCGAAACACGAGACTATGAAATTAGCTCGACTATCGGTTTTTCGGCTGATTACACTGGCACAGGACTAGACCTACCTGCAAAGAAATACGACCCTTGGGAAGATGAATAGCAAAGAGTTTCAAAAATACATTAGACGCGATGAAGGAATTTGTTGTCATTGTGGAACTGATGACGATACACTCGTGCCACAACACAGACTAGGAAGGGGAATGGGCGGATCTAAAGAACGGGATGTTCCATCAAACATCATCGTAATTTGCTCATTAGCAAACGGACAGCTAGAGTCAAATGCAACCTTCGCTCAGATGGGTAGAGATTTCGGTTGGAAGCTGACACAAGGACAGGACCCGAAGAAGGTTCCTGTTTGGTTGGCAGACGGCTGGTTTTTGTTAGACGATGAGTTTGGAAAGAAAAGAGTAAACCCGCATAAAGAAGCGGACTAGAAAGAGGGAAAAGAGAGATGAGCATTGAGGCAGTTGCTACTGTTCTAAATCACAGTAGGGCCACAGGGCGTGCAAAGCTTGTGCTAATTGGCATTGCCAATCACTTAGGGGACCAGGGAGCTTGGCCCAGCATCAGCACCTTGGCACGCTACGCAAATGCTTCAGAGCGTTCGGTCAAGCGGGACATTCAAGAGCTTATGGAGCTGGGTGAGCTGCGTGTGGACCTTCAATCTGCTCCGATGAATAGCCAATACAAAACCAACCTTTACTGGATCACAATTCAGTCAGGGGTGACAGGTGAGGTAAGCAGGGGTGACAGCTCAGGTAAATCAGGGGTGACACCTGTTGGCACGCAAAACATCAATATTAACCATAAAGAACCAAAGAGATACGCAACAAAAATTCCAGATGACTTTTGGCCTACAAAAGAGCTTTTAGATTGGCAGGGTGAACACTTCCCAGAAGTAGATTGGAAACTTGAGACGCACAAGTTTATTGACTACTGGAACTCGGTCAGCGGGAGCAAAGGCAACAAGACGGATTGGCAAGCCACCTGGCGCAACTGGATACGAAACAACAAGAAGCCAAAGCGAGCCAGCCGAGAAGAAGAAAACAAGAAAGCAATGAGGGAGTTTCTAAAAAATGCAAAAGACTGAGACAGCAGAACTAATCGAGTTTCTAAGCCTTGTAGACGGGCGCAAAATCTCTGGCGAAAAGATTATGGCTTGGCACGAAGTCCTAGGCTTCTTGGACTACCCTGTGGCTAAACAGGCGGTCATTGAAGCTCAGCGAGATGCGGCAATTCAGTACATCGAGCCAAAGCACATCTTGGGCAAGGCAAAGTCAATTCAAGAGAAAGCAAAAGCCGAGGCTGTCAGAGCTGAGCAGTTGAAGCAAAAGCCTCTGACATTCGGTTCAAGGATGCCAAAATGTCAGCACGGCATAGGACTATTGCTATGTGATCCGTGTTGCAAAACAGCAGCTCAACAAGCTGGCTTGGTAAAGTAGGTGGGTGGATGAGAACAAAGCTATCTGTTCGCGTTGCGGTTCAACTTGGACTGTCAATGCTCAGAAGCGCGAGCGCACCGACCTTCGGTGTTTCTCCTGCCGTATGCGAAAATCTTTGGTCATCAAGTACGGTAGCCAGAAGTGCGTCACTTGGCAGGGTGAGTTTGACCGTGAGACGCTAACCGTTCCAATGTACGAAGGACACCCAGTATTGCCAGGATTACGCAGGTGTGGTCACATAGACTGCGTAAATGCTGAGCATGTTATCCAAGCGGATGACTAAAATAGAAGAAAGAAAGAGAGGCTGAGATGGCTACCATCGAAGTAAAAGGGAAAATCGGCAGGATTTTCTACGAGAACAAGGGTCTTGAGGTTATCGAGACTTACACCACCAAAGCTGGCAAAGAAGTAAACGCTTACTACACCGTTTGGCTAAACACCCCTGGCACTTTTAGTGTTGGCGATGAAGTCAAGGTAAGAGGGCTTTACGGACACGAGATCTCCGAGTGGGACAACGAGGGCGAAACCAAGCGTAAGGTAAAGGTTTCGGTAAACAATCCTCTAGTCACAACGACTTCAGAAGGCTTTGCCCCGACACACGGAGACACACCCTTTTGAGAATCATCCAATGGCTTCTCCCGTCATCTACTGGACTACTTTTGCTAAACCTATCTAAGACAGCAGAAGGATTCTGGAATGTGGCGGGAGTCGCTGTTGGAGTTTTTTACATCTGGGCTGGCCTCAGTGCCGCCTGGATGATTTATGTCAGAAACTGAATTTACAATCTCGGTAGTCGGAGACCCTGCCTCTCAGGGATCACACGCCATTATGAACGGGCGAATCGTTCAGGTCAATTCCAAAAAGCACAAGGCTTGGCGCTCAGCTATTGTCAGTGCCTGTATAGACAACCTGCCTGAAGGCTGGGAGCCACTAGATGAGCCAGTAGAGCTAATCGTCAATTTCTACATGTTGAAGCCAGCGTCAGTCAAACGCTCATTGCCTGCCGTAGCCCCCGACTTAGACAAGCTGATTCGGTCAGTCGGAGACGCTCTAGCCATAGCTGGCGTTTATGCAGATGACTCTCGCATAGTCCGCATAAGCGCTCGCAAGCTGTATGCCACAGGCATAGAACCAGGCGCAACAATCTCGGTAAAAACTATGCGACACGCCGAAGAATAAAAATACCTAAATCTTGCTTTTTCTCTAAATTTTTGCTAATTTCAATTTGTTAGCTAAATAGCTGACATAACGAAAGAGGGAACATGCCAACAAATTCACCAATGCAGATTGAGTTCGATTCGAGCGACTACAACCCACACCAGTACAACCACGGGGTTGCACAAGCCGAAGGAATCACAATCGGCAGAAGCCTAATGAAAGAGGAAGTGTTGCGACTGATAAATGCCGCATACCCGACTCCGACTAAGGCCACCAAGATTATTACTGACTTGATTGAGGGGATTCAAATTGAGACGGATTCTGTCCTTTCTTTATCCAGCAGATAAATTGACTGCCTACAACCAGGGCAGGCGCGATGAGCAAATGGCCGTTGAATCACTGATTGAGGCGTTTCGGCTTAGCAGATGGCTAGACATCGCAACATGCAACATTATTCTTGACCACTTGAATCACATAGATCGCAGACCGAAGGGAAAACTATGAGTGACCTACAAGACATCATCGTAAACAGCTCCATCAAGGCTTTCAAGAACGGCTATCACTTTGGCAAGACCGAAGAACTAAACCGTGTAGTCGGCTTGCTACAACAGCACGAACAGGAAACCAAATGCGATTGCGAAGGATGCAACTCCTGGACTAATGCCTTTGAGTTCATCATCAAAGAAATAAAGGGTGAGGTCAATGGCTGACAGTCAATACACCAGCGGGTTTGAGGCAGGCAAAGACTATGCCCGTAAACAAATCCTTGATTACATTCAGCAACATTTGGAAGAAGAAGTAGACATTACTTCGGAAGACATCGCAAGTGAGATTGAATACCTACAGCGTCAAGAGATAAGGGAGAAAAACAATGGATGAGGACTTTACGACAGAAACAAAGCTTGACCTTCTCAGCATTGAGCTAGATGCACTAGCCAACGAGATTCAGGCGATTGAAGATGGCTTGATTGCCATACAGAAGAAATACGGAAGGGAAAACGATGAGGCTGTTCAATCCAACTGAGACTGACCAAAAGGCCAAAGCCTACGCAAAAGGCTACGAGCGCGGCTCAAAAGAAATGTCAGAACATCTGCGGGAAATGATTATCTACAACTTGCTCAACGATGCCGTGCTTAGTACCTGTATGGGTACAGAGACTATGGAGAAGATTGTCCAGATTGTCGAGGAATCCTAATGGGTAAGCATGTAGGAGTCAGAAGAAGAACGACAGTCTTTGAGTACCGCTACTACTACCGCCGAGTCATGGCTGCGTGGATCAGGATTAGAAGACTAATCAAAGCCAGGCTAAATCATGGATGAGCTAGAAAAAGCACTGAAACTGCTAGATGACAAGAATCTAGTCTGGTCTCAGGATTTCGACACGATTCGGTTAGAATTGTCTCAGCTAATGCGAAAGGCTGCCGAAGTGCGATACCGTGAACTTGAAGCTGAACTTGACAGCTTAGCTAAGGGAATAACAAATGAAAGGGAAAACAATGCTTGAAGGGCTAACACCACCAAAGAAAATTCCAGCGTGCAAGGTTCGAGCCTTGATGGAATCACTGGATGACAAAGATAAAGTTTCACTCAAGGCAGCTCTGGACAATCCTGACTGGGGACATCAGGGGCTTGCTCTTGAACTAAACAAGCGCGGACTGTTTATCAGCGAACACCCAATCAGGAAACACCGAATCGGAAGATGCAGTTGCCATGCTTGAAAACTTAGAGCCAACCCCTAAGATTACGGCCCCTAGGGATTGGCGGCCTGCGGTGGAATTTGATGGCATGAACGGACTTGCCACCACACCACCGACCACTGGCAACCAGCCAGACTTCACTCAGTTTCTTATTGACCAAGGCTTTGACCCTGAGAGAGTAGAGATCTACGGTCCTGTAAGAACATCACGCTGGCAACAGCGCGAGGGTGGGGACTGGCTGGTTAGCTGGCGGTTCAACTTTCGGTTGAAGGCAGAGCTAGAGTTTGACCTACCGACACTTTATGCTCAGGCAAAAAAGACAAAGTTGCCAGCCGTAAAAGAAACAAAGCAAGGCAAAGCACTTGTCATTATTCCAGCAGACTTTCAAGTAGGCAAGACAGGCTCTCGAGGAAACACTCAAGACCTAATCGCCAGAGTCTTTGCAAGCTACAAGCGCATCGAGCAGAAGCTAAAGAAGGGTGGCTACGAAAAAGTTGTCATCCTTGATGCAGGAGACATGATTGAGTCAGTCTCCAACTCAGCTCAGTTCGCCCAGCTAGATTCAAACGACCTTAGCCCAATGCAACAGGTGGACATGGCTGCTGCCCTGCTATGGGATTTGGTCAAGCTGGCTCATAAGTACGCACCAGTAACCTATGCTTCGGTTGCTTCCAATCATTGTCAGTGGCGCTTCAACGGACAGACTGTTGGCAAGCCAGGGCAAGATGACTGGGGCATCGTTATCCTGCAACAGCTCCGCAGACTAAGTAGCGAGCTTGGGATGAATGTCACTTATCTAATTCCTGACCCTTACGATGAGTCACTGGCTTTTGATGTATTTGATGACCAGTTCCATGTCATCGGCTTAGCTCACGGACATCAGGCAAAACGACCTAATGGCATGGAAGGCTGGCTACAGAAGCAAGGGTTCTCCAATGCCCCTATTGCTGCCTGGACTACATTTGTCAGCGGTCATTTCCATCATCTTCGGATAGAGGAACTTGGTCAGTCTCACAACGGCGGATCACGCTACTGGATTCAGGCAAGCACTATGGACAACGGATCTGATTGGTTCAGGCTTCAGTCGGGAACTGACAGCGCAACTGGGATAGTTTGTTTTGAGCTGGAGCGACAGGTTCACTTCCAAGGCACGGTATGGAAACTGTAATTGACCAGCACACTCAGGGCTTCTTAGATGCTTTGAGACGGATAGATGCAAGGAAAAGGGAACAATGCGAGAAGCAACAAGAAACCGAAGAAACTACTGCTGGAACGAAATAGATGCAGAAAAAACTTTGGGTGCCAGGACTTGCAGTAATCCCTCTTGCGTTCGGCCTGATCATGTCATTCCTGCTATTGAGATGGAGTGGTGGGACATCAGCTATCGAACAGGCAAAAAGCTTACGCATCAAGAAACCTACGAAAAGATAGTGAGTGAATCATGGTAGCGATTCTTTTGATTTGCCCTAATGGACACATGCTTGAAATGATTATTGGACCCAAAAGCTCCTTGCCTTCGGTCTGCCTAACCTGCAACACACCTTTTGGAAAGAAGTAATGCCAAGTCTAGGAAACGAAACAACGGTCTCGGCTACCGATGTATGGCTAACTCCGCCGCACATTCTTGAAGCTCTTGGACCGTTTGACTTAGATCCATGCTCATCTGAGGACAGACCATGGGACACAGCTAAGACTCACTACACAATCAAAGACGATGGACTAAGCCAAGCTTGGTTTGGTCGTGTTTGGTGCAACCCACCTTACGGACCTAAGATGTCTCCGTTTTTGGAGAAGCTTGCCACCCACCCAGGGGGGGGGGGTGGCTTTAGTGTTCGCTAGGACAGAGACGAGAGCTTTCTTTGATCATGTCTGGGATAAAGCCACTGGGATTTTGTTTCTAAAGGGAAGGCTCAAGTTTCACAAGCCTGATGGCGAGATAGGCGGCACAGCAGGAAGTCCGTCAGTTTTGATTGCTTACGGAGATGCAGAGGCAGAAGTGCTGAAGAACTGCAAGCTAAACGGAAAGTACATAAGAATAAACTAATGCCAACCTACGAATACCAATGCCAGTGTGGGGACACAACCACAATCGTTCGGTCAATCACATCAGAGGAAAACAAACCTATCTGCGCTAAATGTGCCGTTGAGATGACAAGAATTTACGATAAACCCGCCATAGAGTTCAAGGGGGGCGGTTGGGCTGGGAAAGAGTCTTAGAAAAACAAGGGGGGCCTTTTCTACAGGGAAACTTTCCAGAAAAAACAAAAACAACGGGGGGCCGTCATGTACGCAAAACCCTGCCTAGATTGTGGAAGGCTGACCAAAGGCGGATCACGCTGTGAGACTCACCAGAAAATGATTGAGCAAAGGCTAGAAGCCAAGCGTGCCGAGAGAAAAAGAGAAACAGGACAGTACGCAGGAGACTACAGAAAGCGTGCCAAACAGGTCCGAGACTCAGCCCTTTACTGCCACCTATGCAACGAAGGCATGAGAATAGATGACCCATTCCAAGCTGACCACTTGATACCAGGAGACCCTAACAGTCCACTAGCACCAGCTCACAGATCATGCAATGCACGCCGAGGGAACAAGCCGCTTGCCACCACCGACTGACAACAACAAGCCAAGGCAACACGGCTGACAAATAAAAACCAACAAAGATTCGGTCAAAATTCGGTTGAGATTCGGTTGAAAAGTTGTTAGATTCGGTCCGATATTCGGTCAGGATTCGGTTGGAAAAATTCTGAGATTCGGTCAGATTCGGTAAATATTCGGTTGGAAATTTTCTCAGACAGGGCCAAAAAGCTTCTCGAACACTTGTTTCGAAAATTTGTTCGAAACACTTGTTCGAAACACTTGTTCGAAGGCTTGCGGATCTGAAACCGCCCCGCCCTAGGCTTGCCGCCCTGATTGAGACACCGAACCCGCCGCCGCGAGACTGACCGACACCGCGCAACCGACAGACACGGGCAACAGCTAAAGCAAAAGAGCAACCCCGCCGAAATAGACAAACGCGCCCGAAGGCATAAAGACACCCCGCGAGACGGACAGACACCGACAACGGGCAAAGGCGGCAGGGCGTACACAATAAAGAGGTAAGAGCGCCCCGAAACAGGGCCAGACACCGAAACGGGCCAGACAGGGCAAAAAAAGCCAAAAACGACTTTATAACAATTTGATAACGACACGCAGAAAAACGGAAAAAAACGCAAAAAAAGATAAAAAACTGCTATCTTTGACCTATCGCCCGAAAGGGCCTTAGGAAAGGGAAAAAATGACCAAGTTTATCCTAAACATGGTATTTCTGTTTGGCGCTTTGTTGGTTTGTTGGAACTTACAAGACAACGGACAAAACACCGCGGCGGCCTTGCTTTTGGTTGTCTCGCTTGCTTTGGCTTTTGTTCTACAAATCGAAGAAGGCAAAAAATGATTACTTGTGATATGGCGGGATGCTTTGATATGGCAGAATATACCGCCGAATTTGACGAAGACGAAGAAACAAACCAAGAACAAATTTTCAGCATATGCGAAAGTTGCGCGCAGTATTGGCGCGAACACAAAGAAGAAACACCGCTAATAACAGCATGGAAAGGGACAAAATGACAATTCTAGAAATTTTGGAAAGAGCAACGCCGCCAACATATGAAACAACACTAAGCAACGGAAAGCGCCTAGCCTTATGGCCTGAAATGGGACAGGTAGACCTTGAAGATATCCTAGGCGACCTTATCGGGGTACAAACTTTGTCAATAGACAGGTTTCTCAGCGAGATCCAGACAAACGACAAACACCGCGACCCTATTGCGGAAATCATAGAAAGACACGGCGGACAGACAACAGAAACAGAAACCGCAATATCTAAACACCTAGACCGCGCAGGGATGAATTACCAATTTGTTAGCTTGAGAGGCTACAGCCAAGGCGATTGGGCCGAGGTTGTAATCTACGCAGAAAGCGAAACAGTCGGAAACTTAAACGGCGCGGCGGATGAGTTAAGGGCATGGTTTAGGGGCGACATATTCACCCTATGTCTGGAAGACCTAAAAACCTACACAGCGCCAGACGGCGAAAGTTTAGCGCGCTGGGAAGTTGAAGACGCATTAGGCGGCATGGTTATATCCGAAAGCTACGGATTGAAAAACAGAGATATTGACTGGGACACGCTCGCCCTAGACGCTTTTGGCCTAGACATTACCAAAAACTAACAACAAAAAAACGAAAGGGAAAAAATGACAGTACAACAAGAAACGCAAATAGTCGCTTGGAACGGCGAGACATACAGGGGCGCGGGTGATTGGTACGACAAATTCACAACAGACCCCGAATTCACGGAATACACGGAAAGCCTAGACCCAGACCAAATTCTTAGACTGGCGCTTTTCGCGTATAACGGCGCATGGGGCCTAGTTCCTGAAGACATGGCGGCCTTTATTGGACAAGAAGAAGAAAGCTACCGAGGCGAGGCAGAAAGCGCCGCGGAATTCACCCGCGAGATCATCGAAGAAATGGGCTACATTACCGCAGATATGCCTAGCTGGGTTGTTATTGATTACCAAGCAACATGGGACAGCGCGCTTAGGTTTGACTTTTTTGAGTATCAAGTTATAGACATAGATGGAAATTACCGCCAATTTTTTTGGTGGAATAACTAACAAACAAAAAACGAAAGGGAAAAAATGGGAAACCGTAGCAACATAGTTATTAGAGAAACAGCAACACAGACAGACAACTGCCTTATTCTTTATTCACACTGGGGCGGGGATGACAACCTAACCGCTGTTAGAAATGTAATGGCAAAAACCGACAGGGTTGGGGATAGCTACCTAGCCGCCCAGATATTTCACGAATTCACAAAGCTAGGCGGCTATGAAGGAAATTTAGGTTATGGGTTATGGGTTGGAAGTGTTGAAGAAATAGACGAAGACGACAACCCCGCCATATTCTTAGACATAGACACAGGCGCGGCAACTTACCAAGGCGCGACCTACACGCTACAGGGGCGACACCTTGTAAGAGAAACCGCAACACTCTAAAAAAACAGGAAAGGGAAAAATGAACAACACAATAAGGCAATTACGCCTAAGCGACATTGACGCGCTAAAGACGCTACTAGAAAAGATATGGGCGTTAGGGGATAAAGACGAAATGAGCATTAAGCACATAGGCCACGGATTAGCGGCCTTAGCAACTTATGGGACATGGAAAGCGGCGCTAGATTACGAACTGCCAGATATGGACATGACAGAAAGGCAACTCGAAAGACTTAGCGAATACTGGCAACAGGTGAAAGAGTTTCTATATGGTGTTAGCCGTGATGAGCTTATGAGCGTGTTTCAATATCTGCCTATCGCTGTTTATGGCGCTGTTTACTTAGAGAGCCACGCGGACTACTACAGAGAGGGCGGGACAAAGTGAGAGAGTGGAGAATACAGCGCCCCGCGCGTATTTGGGTAGAGGCAACAGTCAAAGCGGACACGCTAGAAGACGCGTTAGAGATAGCAGATAAAGAGATATCTAACGGCGACTTTATAGAGGTAGACGAAAGCTGGGAAGTTAACTGGGATGAATTCTGGGCCAAGGATGACAAAGGAGAAACTTTTGGCTAACGCAAACAGAACCCGCTCAATACTAGCCGCGCAGAAAGTTAGGCGGGTAGACGACCCTAAAGCGATTGAACAGGCGCTAAAGCTAACGCCTGAACAGCGCCGCGAAATGTTCGCCCCGAAAGCCGCAACAGCGGCCCCGCAACACTTACAAGGCAACGATTGGGTGAGAGCTTGGCGAACTGTTGAAAAGATAACCTACGGCCTAACAGCCTTTAGCGCGCTAATCTTTGGCGGCCTGATAGTTGGCGAGAGTAAGAAAAGCGTCAAGCAATAAACACACACGCAACACAGCGAACCCCTAGGCCTAACCGCTTAGGGGTTTAGCTTTGTCTGCTGATCTGCCCCCTGCCCCCCTATGCCCGACACACAGACAACAGAAGACAAACAAACAAAGACAACACAGGGCGGCCCCCTGCCCTATGCCCTGCCCCTGCCATGCCTAGCTAACAAAGCAACAAAGAAAGACAAAGACGAAACCCCGCAGGCATTAGATAGACAGGGGAGACCCTGCCAAGGATAGAGAGAGCAACGGGCCACGCCTGCCCCCTGCCCCTGCCCTGCCACGCCTAGCCAATCAAACACTAGAGACAGGCAACAACAAACAACCCGCTTAGATACAGGCCAGACAAGGCTCTTATCTGTTAGCCTTGTGCGCCTTGTAGAGACTACGAACAACGCAACAGGCAAATCACTATCCTGCCAAAATACGGCCCCGCTACGCCCTGCCTAAGCCCTATAAGGCTAGGCTACGGCCCTACCCCCCGCGTAGCCCCTAGGGTGGGGTATTTTCTGACACGCCCACACGCTCCGAGAC